CGCATTATCTGCCATCAGAAGCGTTCCAGCCTGCCACACTCCAACCGCTACGAACCGCCCATTGTGACGACCCCATGCGCGAAGTGCTGCATATTGAGAACGACTCAGAGCCAAAGTTTCAGAGCCGACCCGCTTATAACCTGTGCGTGCGGTGGGCTGCGTGTCCATCTCAATGCGCCCGACAAACTGAGAGGCATAGCCGGTGTATGAGGCACCGTTAGCCGTGAAAGATTGCCACGTCATGAGAGAGTTGTAATCGTCGTGCCAGATGGGGCCAACGTTAGCTGTCGGCAAAGCCTCGCCGGTAGTGAAAAACCTGCGCTGATAGGCGTCAATCCACGAAGCGCCCACAGCGCCGGGTTCGGTGTTGTTTGTTGCCGCCGTCGAAAGCCATGCACGCGAGTTGTGGTACACCACCGCATTGATTGGGTATGGCGCACCCAAAGACGACCACGAAGCCGCGCCCTGAAGTTGAATCTCACCAATTGCCTGCGTAGCCATGAACAAAACGCCGTTCATTTCCTCACGCCCAACTGGCTTGTAATCAGGGTCAGGCACCCCAGGCGAGATTTCACGCGGGCGCTCATAGTCAAAACCCCATCCCTGAGGAAGGCTTACCGAACCGTCAGCCTGCGTAACTGATGGGATGGTGATTTTGTCGCCAGCGTTTGCAAATGGCGTCTTGAAAATATGGGCCATCAAGCCTCCAAAATAAGTGCAGTCTCGTTAAAAACGAGCACGTTTGTTTCGCTGATATTGTATCCAACCGTGGACGGACGCAGCAGTAAATCGTATTTCTCAAGCACAAGGCGCAGAGAACTAGGGATCAGGAAATTGAACTGATAGTCAATCGTCATGTCCTGATTGTCTGTGACGTATGCGTTACCGCCGAAGTCGGTAAACACCGTTGACAAAATTCGATTGATGTTTGGCAGTGTCGGGCGCGTTGTGAGTTTCGCATAACGAAGCCTGATAACCAATCTCTTTTGCTCAGTGGTCAAAGAGATAGTGCCAGAGTTAAGACGAGAGAAATTGCCGTTCTCGAAATTCTCGTTGTACTGACCAAAACCGAAAGTAGGCTCAGTAGCAGATGCGTCAACATCTACGCCAAGATCAATATCTAGGATGCGTGACCAAACAGACAGCCCGAAATCGTTAGCCGTGTTGAAGTTGAATACGTCACGAATCCAAGATTCCCAGAACTCGGATTGAGCACCATCAAACCATGCTTGTTCTGCCTCAACAATCCGGCGCAGATTGTCCGCCCCTTCGTACTGCCAAAGAATGGCACGAAGCAGGTTTACGTTAGCGTCGATCTGTTGAATCGTGCTCATACGATGTTGACCGTGATAGCAGAGCGTTGCAGGGTTGCGACTTCATCAAGCAAGACGACCAGCGGGGCCGTGCTCCACGTTGTACCATCAGTCGAAATCTCGATATTTGTCACGATCAGCGGAGGCTGAACTTGATTGATCGCGCCAGAGAACTCGAACGGGTATACGCTATCTCCAACCTTAAGACCCATTCCGCCTTCAAGATCGCCGTTCACATAATTCATGATGGCATCACGCACGATGGCCTGCGCATCCAGTGGCGTAGTCTTAACACTCACCCGCACTAGGATTGGGATTTGAGTAGGTCGGTCAAACTTTACAGTAGAGTTTTGACCAGAGTATTGATCAGATACTACGATGGATTGTGCCCCGTTAAATCCAGCTCCAGCCGTCTTTGTTTCGTACAGCGCATTTGCCACATCAGCATCAGAACCACCTTCTACACATGCGTAGATCGAGTGAGCAATCATGCTAATGCCATCAATGGTCTGCGTTGTTGCCGCCGTGTTTTCACGGAAAGACATGCTTCGCACCTCTGGTATTGACATGATTCGTGAGACGATTGCTTCAGCAACAGACATGTTTTGCAGAGCAAGCGTGTCACGTCTGCGGCGGCGCGCTGCAATGTCAGATTCCTCCAGATCGCCGGGGACTGCGGCGTTTGGATTGTCTACTGTCTCCCACCCAAGGACAGCAGAAGCGACGGTATCCAGCCCGTTCGCAGGCACCTCAATTGGCCCATACTCCACAGCCGTCATGCTACCCGTGACAGATCCCACAGCGCCGATGATGTACGGATTGTCAGTCGTGAAAATCTGACCTGACCCCGACGCGATGGCTTGAGAGCCTGCCGGAATATTGGTGCCAGGCACACCGGAGAACACCACACCGGAGATAGTCGATTGAGTGGCAGAGCGACGAGCGCCGCCCGTGAACGACATCAAGGCATCAAGGAAAACACCCCCGGCAACGTCAGGGTTGATCTGGTTTGCCAGCTCTGCATTGTTGCGTGCAACCGCGTCACGTTCCTCGGTTTGCAAGGTGATGATTACGCCTTGCGGGGTCTCCGGCGTGGTGACAAGATCAGCCCCGAATACGGACTGCCATTCGGCCACCACATCGGCGCGTGTCGTTGCAGTGTCAGGGACGATGACGCCTAGCGTGTCGATGTAGTCGTAATCAGCCATTCACTGTTCCTTGTCCGAATTCTGTTGTGATCGTGGCTGTATAGCCTAGGACGTCGCCGACTTGTTGTGCAGTCAACTCATCAATACGGATGACACCGGGACATTGCAGCAGGCGGCGACGAAGGCCAGCTTCAAACTGAGCGATGTTAGGCGACGAGCCAAACGCCACGCCGAAGTAAGGCACGCCCTGATCCGCGTTGTGGATCATCTCGCCAAGCAGCGTCGATGCATACTGGCGCGCAGTGAGCAACACGGCGTCAATATCCGTTGCAAACGAAAGATAGCCAAGCTCGTTCAGCACCAGATCATTGTCAGCATTGACGTTCAAGGTTCTCACAAAGGCCCGCCCGTGTTGCTCGGCCCAGTGTCCACACCAGAGTGAACGTGCGTGCTGCCGATGTTGACGCCGTTATTGGTCATGGTGCCTGTGACTGACATATTACCAACCACCTCGATATCCGTCGCCTCAATCTTGATCTTACCAGAATGAAGCGAAACGCACACGCTGCCGTCCAGAGATTGAATCACCAAAGCGTCAGCGTTTGCGCCATCAATTGCCCATGATTTTAGCGTGTCGGGAAAGAACATACCATCGGAGAATGAGTGCTGGCGCAAAGTATTAGGCCAATCCTCAAGCCCGCCGCGCTGCATGATCAGACTCATGTCGCGGTCAGTGGCTTTGAGCCATCCGAAGTCGCCCGCCTTGACGGGGAATCGGATAAAGAACCCACCACCACCAAACCGGAAAACCGGGATATTCGACAGTTGAGCGCGGCTGATCTTTTGTCCGTCAGTGGTGCCAAGCATGACAAGAGGCTTGATGACCGCTCGATTTGTGGCGTCATCGTAGCTCACCACCTTAGCCGGGATCATGTCATCCACGCCGCGCAAGAAGTTTTGCAGCACGTCAGTCATGACGCCCGCAAAGTCTCCGTCATTGGCTTTGTCTAGGTTGGGTGGCGAACTCATAAGCGGGTACAGGTTGCGACGTAGAAGAATGGGTCATCATGCGATGCAACTTCAAACTTCAACTGGTCGATAGTGTAATCCCCGCTGGCTGCTTTGTTGAACTTTGAATCAAGGCGAAGCAAGCCGCCTAGAGCTGATTCACCGTCAATCAGAAAAGTAACGTCTACACCCTTCTCGGTGATCTTTGGCAACCCCACAAGCCCGCTATTCATGTTCAGAATACGTGTCTTGCCTGTCAACGCTTTGTCCTGATCCTTTACCACCAGTTCTGCGTCATCAATGAACGCACGCACCCCGCCAGCTTCTTGCAGTTTGTTCACAAGGTGCAGGGCTGATCCGGTGAATGCGAAGTTTCCGATGTTCTTGTCGGTGGCTTGGAAGTTCAGAGTTAGGCCAAGGCGCGACGCAACTTGCTGCGCCAAGGATTGAAGCCGAACCAGAGCTTGCCCATCAATCGCGACGATGTTGCCCTTTTGTGCGGATCCGGTCTTAGCCTTGATGATCACATCAACGTCAGGCGGTAGACCAGGCTCTGCGCTTTCGATGTCGCCATAGAACAGGCGAAACGTGCCGGTAGACACCCGCCCCGCATCCACATACAAACGCTTGGGCGACTTGTTGGAATTGAACGGGCTTGTCTCGGTGAGGATGTAGTCACGCACGTCCGTAGACAAGCCCGTGAGCGTCACAGTGCATTCATTCTGAGTCGGGTTGGCCTTCTTGACGCCAGATGCTTTGACGCGCAGACCTTCGTACCATCGGATTTGCCCTGATACCTCTATGCCCACCCGAATGACGCGCAGGTCAACCATTACGCCACGTCCTCAGCGGTGACGTAGTGAAGCGACTGGTCAACGGTGAAACGCTCCCACCACGGGTTTTCATCGCGCTCGGTGACGAACATGAAATTGCCTTGTCCAGCAGCCAAGCGGCGGTAGGGGATCACTGGCATACCAGCAACTACCCGTTGTCCACGCAGGATAGGCGTATCGTTCAGATCAACGTCAACGCACATTGTGTCGTTTGCGGTCTTGATCGTGAGCGCCCATCGGTTGCCATCAAGCGTAACCGTGATGGCTTGATTGGGGGACTGTTGAATTGGAATAGTACGCATCAGAACAACGCCTTATACAGGAGTGATTGCTTTTTCACTTTCGCCTGTGTCGGCGCTGGCGTCTCGGTGGTCTGTTGCTGGCCGCGCTTAACGGTGCTGGCCTTCTTCTTTTGGACGACCTTCTTAGGCGGCAACTCGCCATATTCAGGCTGTACCGTTCGCCATTCTTGCAGCACAACAGGCACGGCGATGGTGCTGCCATTTTCTGGCGTCTCGTCGTGCGGAATAGCTGTGATGATCAGCGAGAAATAGACGGCCACCTTTGTCTGAACAGTCAGGATGCGCTTTTCAGCGAACGCCGCACGCAGTTCAGAGAAGGCGTTTCGCGTGTCATCCGTCAGCAGGAAATCGACCGTGATCTGAATTGGTTGGCGGACGAAGTGGTCACTCCGTGTGGTGCCGTCCTCAACAGGAAACTGCGTCAGCTTGCCATCCTCACGCACGCTCACGCGCATGGGCTGGGAAGCCGTGAACAACTGATTTAGCGACTCATCCTCAAGGATGGCGACAAGGGTCGTTTCCATTATCGCTCCACCCCTGTCGCAGCCGATGTTTGTAGGCTCTTAAGCTGACCGTTCAGCGATCCGCCAATGTCCTTGCTGATGCCTTGCGCGTCCGTGGCCTGGGTCTGCACCTTCACCTCGCCAATGCTGACGTTAGTCTCACGCTTGCCGCCAATGCTGTTAGAGATAGCGGCGCTCGACGTGGCATTTGTAGGCGCTCCAGCAGCCGTTGATACCGCCGCAGCGCCAGCAGCTACGCCGCCACCGTCATCGCCGAAGCCAAAGAACCCGGCGACTGCCTTGCCCGCAGACTTGACCTTATCCACGCCGCTCATAACCTTTGCAACGAACGCATCCCAAGCTGCCGTAATGCCGTTCCAGATGCCCATCACGAAATCGCCAAGGGCTTTGAACGCAGCAATAGCAGCAGGGATGACACGCCCAATGAGCGAGTCATTGCCCTCGATGAAGTTCATCACATCGTCGTAGGCCAGCGCGAACAAAGCCGCCAAGCCTGCAATGGCTGCGCCCATGAGGATCAGAGGCCATGTGGCCGCGATGGTTGCCACCGCTGCGCTGAGCATGGCGGGGAGATACATCGAAGTGATGATCCCGGCAATCCCGATGAAGAACCCGACAACCACATCCTTGTTCTCCGTGGCCCATGATGCAGCCTTGCCTACCCACGTCACAAACGTAGTCAGGGCTGGCAGGACAGCCTGGTAGAACCCGTCGGCAGCACCAGAGACAACCATCTTGGTTGCATTCATCGCATCTTGAAATGCCTTGGCATTCTCGATCGCTTCCTTGGTGACTTTGCTGTTTTCCTTCTGCGTTCGCAGAAGATCCTCTAGAGCACGCCGCCCCTTCAGGATCATCTCAACCGTGCGATTATCGGTGATGCCAAGTTCTTTGATCCGGAAAACAGCTTCACCGCGTGGCATACCCTCGACAGCCGAGGCTAGATCAAGCATACCTTGCGATGCGTTCTTAGCCTGCCCGTTGGCATCCTTGAGAGAGATGCCCAAAGCCGCGAACGTCTTGGCGCGTCCCGACTCTACATCAGCCATCGCTTCGCCCATGCTTTCAGCCATGTCGGTCAGGCTATCGCGTGCGCCTTGAGCGTCACCCCCCATTGACTCAGCGGCACGCCCGAACGCGTCAACTTCCTCCGTCGCCATCCCCAAAGCGTCAGCAGTGCGACTGATCGCCATGATCTGCTCGGCTCGCCCGATGGCACCAGTTACGGCTTTCGATGCGGTCACAGCACCGGCGAACCAGCCTAGCAACTTAACGGTCAGCGCCCGGAATGACTCGGCGCTTTTGCCAGCCTGCCGGTCTGCCGCCCTCATCGAATCAACCAGATCGTCCGTCGATTGCTCGGCCTTGTTCAGGCCCTGATTCATCTTAGATGTATCGGCCTCAAACAGGATGCGGAAGGTATCAAGCAGCGCCATTAGCGTCTCTGGTTAGCGTACTCAGCCGCTAGGGCTTCGTTGTGTCGGTTGACGGTTGCGATTTCCCACAGGTTCATCGCGTCTTCAATGTCTATGCTTGATTGGAGTTCTGTCCAGCTTGCAAACCCTGCACTAACGATGGCGGCAAAGAATCCATCAGCGTTTTGATAACCAATGGCAGGTACTTTTGAAGCAGGGAGCCCACGAAGTCTGAGTTCCCTGCGATCCCGAAAAAAGATGTGTTGTACCGCAGCATTTCCAGCTCCAAGCGGATCAACGCTTCGCCGTCTGGAACGTGGTTATCAATCAATGCCTGAGTGGTCAGGCGCAGATGCGATCCGTCATCTCGCTCGATGGCGACATAGCGGAACATCAACTGCATGGCCTCGGTGCTGACCCCATAGTCTCCAATCTTTGGGATATTGGATACAGGGTATTTCGCCAGAATCTCACGTCCGACCGTTGCGGGAAGGCGTGAGATTATGAACGAATGTTCGCCACCGTCCACGTCTTTGACGCTAACGGTTTGGGGTTTGATGAGGTCAGCCAATTCAATCTCCTATCAAATGATGCGGAGATTATGCCCTAGTAATACTCAAGTCTTGGAAGGCAAACACGTAAGCATTGGACTTGATGCGGCCAGACGAGGCGATGGACCCGCCCGGGTTGCCGCTGGTCATCTTGCCTTCGCTGAAAGTCTTGGTGCTGCCGTCAGGGTAGGAGGCCACCAGAGTAATGACGTCGCGGGCGTGACGCTTGCCACGGGCTGCGCGGTTGGCATCCCACAGAATCGCCAAGTTCTTGTCCGACTCAGAACCTGGAACCACATTGATGGTAGGCGTCATGGGGGCCGGTGCAGACCATGCGATCAAGTCGCCGTTGACGTTCATGGCCGTGCTGGCAATCTCGACGGCTGGGATGTCGAAAGGGTCCGCATCATCGGCCACTTCGGTGATGGTGAAGCCAGAGGGGAAGGTCTCCGAAGCGCGGAGAACGAGGGTGAAGCCGATTGCGCTGATGTCTTGCATGTCTGTTTCCTTTGTGAATCGCGCCCCGAAGGGCGCTTAGTTCGTTCAGATCAGGTTGTGGGAGCCTTCGACCTTGCGCACAACGTCACCCTTGCTGTAGACCAAGGTGTACTTGGCGGTGTACTCGGTCACACCAGATACGGGCACGCTTTGCACAATCGCCACATCAGCCCAGAAGCCTTTGCTCTGCACGTCACGCCATGCGTCAGGATCGCCGCTCAGTTGTGTTACAGCGATCTTCTGCGCGGTGGTCAGCACCTTGTCAATGATGATCGTGCCGTTGAACTTGGCCTTGTTCACGCCGTCAATCACTTGAGCCAGCACGTAAGAGCGGCCCTCGTTATTGGCCGGGATCTTGTTCAGCGACAGTTGCAGGCTCAGCAGCGCGGCGGTCAGGTAAGCCTTAAGCCATTGCTCATTGGCATGAACAGACATGTCAACCGGAGCCGTCGCGCCACCAAGCAGGAACCCGCGCTGGAAGAAGCTGATGTTCTGCCCTGCCGATGCAGTCTGACCGTAGTAGTTGACGCGGGCGGTGTCGTAGATATTGGCGAGTGCATCCGTGGTCACGTCAGCAGTGAAGCCGCCAACCTGGCGGAACATATAGTTCACCGTGGCGTTGCGTCGCTCGTAGTCAGTAGCGGACATGATCGCGGCAGGGATGGCTTCTTTGTACTCGCCTGCCGTGCCGTTCAGGATGATGCCGGTCGATTGGATGCCAGACAGCGCGGCAACAGTGGCCGTGTAGGTGCTAGGCGTCACGCTCACGTAGAACTGATACTTGACGTTCTCACCGGCCACATACTGAGCCACAGCCTTAGCCTCGACGTCGGTGATGGACTCACCAAACGAAGCCGAGCCGAACGAGTCCGACGCTTCTTCAGCAGCCTGGAAAGCATCCAAAGGATTCTGCGCCGCCACACCCGGAGACAGGATGGCTTGCGGATCATTCAGGCCCAGCAGCGTGGAAAGCGGAGTAACACCAACCGATACAGCAGCGGCCTCGATCACTCCGCCAGAGATAACAAACGATGCGCGGCCCACATCATAGGTTACGGTTGCAGCGGAAAACTGCGTACCTGTGCCTGTGCGGACTGCGGTCTGCAAAGCGGTTGCCACATCGGCAAACGATAGAGCCGACGAAAGATTGATGGCCGCGATGGTGTTGGTGTTTGCGCCGAGCGTGATATTCAGCGAACCTGCGCTAACGGCGGTCAACTCAGCCAGCGTTGCAGGGTTAGCGCTGTACACGGCAGGCACACGGCCCGTAGGCGCGTAGGCAGCAAACTGCAAAGCACGAGGGGCCGATGCCGGGGCGGGGCTCACATAGCCGAAGTACTGACGGGCAAAAACAGCTTCGTCACTGGTCGAGCCGAAGAAGTCATCAGCGTCACCCGAGCCAAGCTCCAAAATAGAGCCAACAGGCACGCGTGGGTCAGATGTGAAGCGGCGATGATCCAGCTTGCGCTGCGCCACGCTGGATGCGCCAGACACCGAACTGATGATGTCCACATAACGGGTGATTTTGATTGCCATGTCTATCCTCAGACTCGGTGAATATCCACGCCGATACCGGCATGGTGGGTTTGTTGCGTGGTCAGTCGCTTATGACTCACCACGAAATCGAATGACGGATTTTGTTCGTACTGGTCTAGATCGTTCACGAAATAAGGCGCACGAACCGGAGAAGGCATTTGCACGCCGACGCCGTTACTGGTCATATTTTGCACGAAACGAAGCGATTGCACCAGCATACGAACGATATTACACAGGTCTTTTGCCGTCAGAGCCGTGGTGTTATTGGGGTCGTCCGGTGAGAACACGTTAACCTGAAACTGAGTTTGCACAAACTGCGCTTCTACTGTTTCAAGCTCCAACGTATTCGGGTTTGTTTTGGTAGTGCGGCCCTGCCATCCTCGCGCAGTATCTGAGACAGTCCAGAAGTACACGCCACGCGCCACGCGCCCCTGAGCGACGCTAGGCTGATTCCCGGGGATGACGGGGAGGTCAGTGATACCCGCGTGCGTGAGGCAGTCAAGCAGCGTATTGCGGATAAGGGCTTGTAGCGATTTGTCGTTCATGCTGCGCCCACATCCACCAATGTCAGCCCATTCCACCCATCGACCATGTACCAGTCTTCAGACCCGACAACCTCAAACTTGCGCCCGTTGTAGATGATGAGGTCGGGCGACTCGCCACGGTTAACACCCACCACGGGGTTGGCCGTGTACATCTTGGCGTACACCTTCTTGGTGTCAAAACCCATCTCATGTATATCGTCGGCAGGCATGGGCTGCACAGACCCGATGATGGTCACGTCTGCGTAGTAGGTCACGACAAAGTTGCCGATGCTGTTCTGCGTGCGCGCCTTGAACTGCCGCCACTTGGCTTGCTGCGGACTGATTGCGCCAAGTGCGATGTTCAGGAGATTGATGCCGGGGATCATGTGGTGACCTTGTAATCTACTGAGTTGAGCATAAGTCCGGTGGCAACCAATGGTTTTGAGATGCTGCCAGGGCGTGCTGTAGCGGCTACACCTTGCGTCAACTTACGCAAGCGTGCGTCAACAGTTGAATCCTGCAATGCTGGCGACGTGACAGACTGGATTG